ATTGAATTTAAAGAAGTAGATGAATTAACAAACACCGAAAGAGGCGAAGGCGGATTCGGTTCAACTGGAAAATAATATGAGTTTTTTCGCAAACGAAAATAGTAAAAAAGAACATACTTTGTGGGTGGAGAAATACCGTCCACAAACTCTTGCTGACTATGTTGGTAATGAAACCATCAAAGAAACAATTCAGCAGTATTTAGATGCAAACGATATACCACATTTGTTGTTATACGGAAAAGCGGGTACTGGTAAAACCACACTTGCTAAACTAATCGTAAACACAATCAAATGTGACTTTATGATTATTAACGCATCGGATGAAAACAATGTCGATACCGTAAGAACAAAAGTTAAGAACTTTGCATCATCAGTTGGTTTTGCAGGTTTCAAAGTAATCATCTTAGATGAGTTTGATTATATGACACCCGGAGCACAAGCGATTTTGAGAAACTTAATGGAAACATTCAGTAAGCATTGTAGGTTTATCTTAACCTGTAATTACATTGAGAAAATCATTGACCCCATTCAAAGTAGATGTCAATCTTTTGCAATCACTCCTCCGACTAAAAAGGATGTAGCAATTCAGGTAGCAAAGATATTAGATGCTGAAAAGATTAAGTATGAACCAAAGAATATGGCCGATGTGATTAATTCATATTATCCAGATATTAGAAGGATACTTAATACGTGTCAATTACAATCTGCAAAAGGTGAATTGAAAGTAGACCACAAAATTATGGTTGAGTCAAACTTTGCAAGTAAACTTATTGAGTTATTGAAATCAAATGATGAAAAACGAAATGTGTTTATGGCAACAAGGCAAGCCGTAGCAGATAACAAATTAAATGACTACTCCGAAATGTATACAATGTTATACGACAAAGTTGATGAATACGCAACCGGAAATGTAGCAAATGTGATTTTAACTATTGCAGATGGATTATCAAAAGATGCATTGGTAGTAGATAAGGAAATCGTATTTATGTCTACAATTATACAAATATTAAACATTATAAAATAAAAAATTATGCAAGAGCAAATGAACCAATTACCACCGAATTTCAATTTAAATGACGCAAGAGATATGGATTGTGATTGTGGTGGAAATATATTTTTACCAGCATATAGATTCAAAAAGATATCTCGTTTATTAACAGGAGCACCAAAAGATTCGGTTATGCCTATTGAGTTATATGTGTGTTCAACATGTGGTAAAGCATTAAATGAATTATTACCACAAGAATTACAAGAAACAAAAATCATAGAATAATGGCAGCAAAATTGTTTGACCATATCAATGCAATAACTACCATACAAGACCCAAAGTATTTTGATAAACTATCTGACGAAGATGTTAAGACTTGGAGTAATTTTATGATAAATAGATTTCTATCAATGAAGCCTGAATGGGTTGAGTTGGTAGCATCTCTATTGCCTTTAACACAAACTCTACAACCAAAAGAAATGTATAAGTTGTACATTAGTGTTATTCCAAAAGGTAAATACTTTTTGAAATATATAAAAGGAAAATCAGAGGATAAATACGAACAATTCATAGTTGACTTATTAAAAAAAGAATACGATTGTTCAGAAAATCAAGCAATAGACTATTTAGAAGTTCTTTATTCTACGAGAGAAGGTAGAGAATATATGAAATATGTTTGTGAAAAATATGGTATTGATAAAAAGCAAATAACTAAATTGAAGCTTAAGATATAATTTGGTAAATCCAATTATTTGTCTTATATTAGATTTATTATGGCAAGAGTATCATTTTCACAATATAGTATGTGGCATAGTTGTCCACAACAATACAAATTAGCATACATAGATAATTTAGGAGAAAACTCCTCTAACATTCATTCAATCTTTGGAACTGCAATGCATGAGACACTTCAAAATTATTTGGAGAAATGTTTAAGAATATCAAAGTCACAAGCTGACAAAATGATTGACTTACAAGAGTATTTAAAAGAAAGAATGAGAGATGCATATCTTAAAGAAACCGAAGGGGAAATAGGAAATACTACAATATGCACCAAAGAAGAAATGGTAGAGTTTTTAGAAGATGGAAATGTCTTATTAGATTGGTTTCAAAAACCCAAAAACTTTAACAAATTCTTTTCGTTAAAACACGATGAGTTGGTAGCAATTGAACAACCTATAAACACAAAGATTTCTGAGAATGTAAACTTTATGGGTTTCATAGATTTGATTATCAGAGATACATTTACAGGCAGATATAGGATAATTGACTTTAAGACTTCTACAAGAGGTTGGAGTAAGTATCAAAAATCAGACCCTGTTAAAAGTGCACAAATTCTATTATACAAAAAGTTCTATGCCGAATTGATTGGTATTTCAGAAGATGTGATTGATGTTGAATTTATCATATTGAAAAGAAAGGTAGAAGTAAGAGAGGACATCCCAACACATAGAATGAGCAAGCATGTACCCGCAAATGGTAAGATATCGGTGAATAAAGCCTGGAAGGGTTTTACCGACTTTGTAGAGAGTGTATTTGACAACGATGGTAATTATAGAACTGACATAGAATTCCCAAAGAATGCAACCAAACTATGTGAATGGTGTGAGTTTTTTGATAGAGGAATATGTGATAGAGGATTAAAAAATTTAAATTAAACAATATATATTTTAAAAGTTATGGCAAAAAAGAAAATTCTGTTATTGGCGGATGATTTAAGAATGGCAAGTGGTATTGCAAATGTTTCTAAGCAATTAGTTTTAGGAACTGTTGATAAATACGATTGGGTACAATTAGGTGCAGCAATCAAACATCCAGAAGCAGGTAAAATATTTGATTTAAACGATAGTGTTAGAGAACAAACGGGCGTAAAAGATGCAAGTGTTAAAATATATCCATTTGATGGTTATGGTAATGCCGATGTAATTCGTCAATTATTAATGGTTGAAAAACCTGATGCAATCTTACACTTTACTGACCCGAGATATTGGTTATGGTTATATGATATTGAGCATGAAATTAGACAAACATGTCCTTTATTCTTTTACCATATTTGGGACGATTTACCAGACCCAAAATATAATAGAGATTACTACGAAAGTTGTGATTGGATTGGATGTATTTCAAAACAAACCTATGGTATTACTAAAAGAGTTTGGAGTTGGGATAAAGAAAAACATTGGACACCACCGGCTGATTGGCAAGTAAGTTATGTACCACATGGTATCAATTCGGATTTATATAAACCAGTTGAAGTTCCAAAAGATTTTAAAGAAAGTATATTTGGAGATAAAGAATATGAATTTGTTCTTTATTGGAACAATAGAAATATTCGTAGAAAACAACCAATTGATGTAATCTTAGCATTTGACAAATTCGTTGAAGCATTAAGACCAGAAGAAAGAAGTAAAGTGTGTTTATTAATGCATACCACTCCTGTTGAAGAACATGGAACAGATTTACCAAGAACAATTGCAGAATGTTGTTCACCTGAAACTAATGTAGTATTTGCACCAAATAGATATTCCGAAGAACAATTAAATTATCTTTATAATATTGGTGATGTAACAATCAATGTGGCATCTAACGAAGGATTTGGATTAGCAACTGCAGAATCGGTAATGGCAGGAACACCAATCATAGTAACAGTTACAGGTGGTTTACAAGACCAATGTGGATTTAGAGAAAGAGGAACGGGTAAATTAATAACTGCAGAAGATTATGTAGAAATAGGTTCATTGCATGATAGACATAGAAAAGCAGGTGTAGTTTGGGGAGATTGGGTTAAACCAATTTGGCCAGTTAGGTCAACAACAGGTTCAGTACCTACTCCATATATCTTTGATGATAGAGTTGATTTTGAAGATATTACTCCTTTAATTATGGATTGGTATAAAACTCCAAAAGAAGATAGAGATACCGCTGCATTAAAAGGTAGAAAACATTTCTTAGGAGAAGGGTTATTGAGTAGAGAAGCAATGTGTAAAGAATTAGTAGATGGAATGGAAGGTGCATTTGAAAATTGGAAACCAAAACAAAAATTTAAATTAATAGAGTTATAGTATGAAACCAACATTAGTATTTCAGGCACCAATAGCAACAAGAAGTGGGTATGGTGACCACGCAAGAGATTTATTACATTCTCTTTATAAATTAGATAAGTTTGAAATTAAAGTAATCAGCACTCGTTGGGGGAATACTCCAATGGATTCACTTAATTATGACAATCCATTTCATAAGTGGATAGTTGATAGTATTATTCCAAAAGTAGAACAAAAGCCTGACATTTATATTCAGGTTACTGTACCAAATGAATTTCAACCATTGGGATTCTATAACATTGGTATAACTGCTGCAATAGAAACCACACATTGTGCACTAGATTGGGTACATGGTTGTAATAGAATGGACTTAATTATAGTACCATCCGAACATTCGAAAAAAAGTTTGGTAGACACAATTTACAATGAACAAGACAAAAATAGTGGTCAATTGATTGCACAACATAAAATCCAAAAACCTGTTGAAATTCTTTTTGAAGGTTTTGATGAATTAGACTTTGGAACAAATGATGTTGTAAATATTACGGAATTGGATTCAATCAAAGAAGATTTTGCATTCTTATTCGTAGGACATTGGTTAAGAGGTGATTTAGGAGAGGATAGAAAGAATGTGGGAATGATGATTAAAACATTTGCAATGGCATTCAAAAACGAAAAGGTTAAACCGGCATTGGTATTAAAAACCAGTTCAGCAGGATTTAGTGTAATAGATAGAGAAACTACAATTAAAAAAATTAAAGAGGTATTGGGTAAAGATTATAAGTCAGTTCCAATTTATCTTTTACATGGTGATTTAACTCCATCTGAAATGAATGGGTTATATGAACATAAAAAAGTAAAAGCAATGTTGAACTTTACAAAAGGTGAAGGTTTTGGTAGACCTCTATTAGAATTTAGTTTAACAGGTAAACCAATCTTAGTAAGTAATTGGAGTGGACATATTGATTTCTTAAAACAAGGTGCAGTATTATTAGAAGGTGAATTAAAACCGGTACACGAATCAGCAGCTGACCAATTTTTATTAAAAGAATCACAATGGTTTAATGTCAACATTTCGAAAGCATTGACTACAATCAAAGATGTTTATAAAAATTATGATAAATACAAAACCGAATCATCTAAATTGAAAAAATATAATTTAGCAAATTTTAGTCTAACAAAAATGACAGAAGGATTTGATAGTATTTTAAATCAGTATGGTATTTATAGTAAGATACAACCAAAATTTCAACAATTACAATTACCAAAATTGAAAATGTTAAATAAATAATGCCAAATTATAATCCAATATATCGTAAATTCATAGACGAAAGAAATTATATAAATCCTAAAAAAATGACAAGGGGTAGATTTTATTTAATTAAGGAATATGAATATATTGATGGAACGAAAGGTAAATATACAGAAACAAATGCACCAATAATCTACACACTATTTGCATCAGCATCAAAAGATATAGTTCATGCTGTAAAAGTTTCAAATGTAAATCCACAAATTATAAAAAGGTTTTTTGGTAAATTTATAAATGAAGATACCGAATTGTTGGAAATGAAAGGAGGTGCAAAAAAGTTTTACTCGGCCGTTGTATCAAAAGTTCCAGTTGTTTCAAATGATTCATATAGAACTTATAAGATTAGTGGATTCGGCCAAATTATAGAATTGGATATGGATGTAAATCAACTTACACCAAAAAATAAAAATGTAATAGGTATAGATAAAAAATCTCAAACAAAAAATAAATAGTTATGACATCAAAAGAATTCGTTATTTGGTTAAAAGGTTTTACGGAAGGAGTACATGAATTTAACATTACTCCAAAACAATGGGACAACTTAAAAGAAAAGTTAGCAGAAGTGGATGACAATACAATCCCTATGGGTGGTTTGTTAACCGACTATAATAGATTTGGAACAACATCAACTGCATATGGATATCCAAGTGGTTCTGCATGGAGTTATACAACAACAAACGAAAGAATATTTTAATGAAATTAAGTTACGCAATAACGGCTTGTAACGAAGTCGAAGAAACAATTAGATTAGTAGGACAATTATTAAACTATAAAGAAGAAAATTCGGAAATAGTAGTTCTATTAGATACACCAAAAGCACCTATTGAATTAGTAGAGTATTTGGAATTACAAGCAAACGCAGACCACATTACACTTATTGAATCCGAATTTGATAATGATTTTGCACAATGGAAAAATCTATTAAACTCACAATGTAAAGGTGAGTGGATATTTCAATTGGATGCGGATGAGTATTTAACACCGGATTTAATTGTTAATATGGAATCTCTATTAGATGCAAATACTGATAAGGATATGATTGTTGTTCCACGCATCAATACAGTTGAAGGGTTAACTGAAGCACATATTCAAAAATGGAGATGGAATGTAAATGAAAAGGGATGGGTAAATTTTCCAGATGTTCAAACTCGTATCTACAAAAACTCTGATAAAATTGGATGGAGTGGCAAAGTGCATGAAAGAATCGTAGGATTTAAATCTTACACAAATTTCCCAGCAGATGAAATTTATTGTATCAAACATCCAAAAACCATTGATAGACAAGAGAAGCAAAACAACTACTACGATACTTTATAATGGTTCACATATACTATCACATATATGCAATCGATGGTGTTGAATCCATAATAGATGAACAATTGAGTTTAATCAAAAAACACTTCGATTTCCCCTACATATTAAATGTGGGGATTTCTATTGCAGAGGATAATACTTCAATAGATTATATCATCAATAAATTTGAAAAGATTAGAGATGTTAGGTGTAAGGGTAATGAATTTGTAACATTGGATTTAATAGAAAAAGATAAACAAAAATTTGGTGATTCCGATTATATTTTGTATATTCATACAAAGGGTGCATCAAAACAAAACTTAGAAAATATAGTAAGTTGGAGACATCTTATGAATTATTTTAATATTGAAAAATATAAAAATATATTTAAAATTTTTGAAAAAACCGATTATAATACATATGGTGTTTTATTAGGAACTGCCGGAAAATGGAAATTGTATTCTGGTAATTTTTGGTGGGCAAAATCATCATATTTAAAAACAATAAAAATGGACGGAGTAAGGAAAAATAGATTTAATGCCGAAGTTGATTATATTCAAAACGGAATAGATTGGAAACCATACTCATCGTATAATAGAGAGGGAGAAAACCATTATTCAATTTTATTTAAAAGAGAAGAATATGCAAAATAAAATAACATTCATATACGATTACAAAGAAGGTGAACTTTGGTCAACTCCAATGGCTTTAATAAATGAATTTAAAGAAAGAGGGTGGGAAACCGAAATAGTTTCAATAGCAAACGGAGATGATTCTCAATTACAATTGTGGATTCAACAAGATACACCAACCGATGTCGTATTATTTATGGATTGGGGTAGATTTGATTCTAAATGGTTAGATAAAAATTTAAAACCAAATTCATTTTGGATTCAGGAAAGTGGAGATGACCCACAAAACTTTGAAAGAAATTATCCAAAAGCAAATCGTTTTCATTATACAATTACACCTGACAAACAATCTGTAATTGAATATAGAAATAGAGGAATAAATGCAGAATGGATAAATCATTTTGCAGATACCAAAGTTCAATTCCCAATGAATTTACAACCTGAATATACTGCAGTAACGACACGAGGTGTTGGTAATTCTGCATTTTTAGATTATATTACAAATTGGGGAGAAGGTGCAATTGGAAACAAAAATGGATTAGGCCCGAAAGCACATACCGAATTTCTAAATAAAGGATTGGTGGTTATTCAAAATAGTAGATGGGGAGAAATTACTCGTAGATTATTTGAAGGAATGGCTTGTGGTAAATTAGTTATCACAGATAGGTTGCCTGATGTTAGAGGATTGAATGAAGTATTTGTAGAAGGTGAAGAAATTATTTTATACAATGATATGTTTGATTGTATTGAAAAGATAAACTACTATACAGAAAACGAAGAGGAAAGAGAAAGAATTGCACACAACGGAATGATGAAAGTATTACACAATTACACACAAATACAAATAGTAAACAAATTAATAGAAAAATATGAAAACTTTAGAGGAAATTTATAATGAAAAATGTGCGGATATCCATTCCGATATATTTGAACATTTACCAACATTAAAAAGATATGCTGAAGAATGTGAGCATATAACCGAAATGGGTGTTAGATGGGTAGTGTCAACATATGCATTGATGATGGGTAAACCAAAAAAATTAATATCAATTGATATTGACTCGGTTGAAAAACATGGAACTAAAATATCTGACTTAGTAGAATTAGGAAACTCAGTTGGTATAGATTTTAATTTTATTGTTAGTGATACTAGAAAAATTGAAATAGAAGAAACCGATTTATTATTCATAGATACATTACACAATTATAACCAATTAAAAATTGAATTAGAATTACACGCCGATAAAGCTAAGAAATATTTAATATTTCATGATACAACTTTATTTGAATATAGAGATGAAATGCCAGAAGGTGCACCAACCCCTGGATTGTGGCCTGCACTTGAAGAGTTTTTAGAAAAAAATCAACAATGGGAAATATTGGAAAGATATACAAATAATTGTGGACTAACTGTTTTAAAAAGAAAATAATGAAAGTTTTAATAACAGGAGTAGCCGGTCTATTGGGTAGCAGATTGGCAGATTGGCTAGTAGAAAATCATCCAGAAGTTGAAGTAGTTGGTATTGATGATTTGAGTGGTGGGTATGCAGAAAATGTAAATAAAGATATTACATTTTTACAAAGAAATATAGTCACAAATAGTTTAGATGAAGCATTTGAACATTATAAATTTGATTATGTATTTCATTTTGCAGCATATGCAGCAGAAGGGTTATCACCATTTATTAGACAATATAATTACGAAAATAATTTAGTAGCAACTGCAAGAATAGTTAATCAATGTATTAAACATGATGTTAAACGATTGGTATTTACATCAACCCTTGCAGTATATGGACATGGTAATTATGGTATTTTTGATGAAAACCAAATACCAAAACCAATTGACCCATATGGTGTTGCAAAGTATAGTTGTGAAATGGATATCCAAATTGCAGGTGAACAACATGGATTGGATTGGTGTATTATTAGACCACACAATGTATATGGTATCAAACAAAACATTTGGGATAAGTATCGCAATGTATTGGGTATATGGATGTATCAGCATTTGAATGGAGAACCAATGACTATATTTGGTGATGGAGAACAAACTAGAGCATTTAGTTATATAGACGACATCGTTGAACCATTGTGGAATTCTGCAATTAAACCCGAAGCATCCAAAGAGATTATAAATTTAGGTGGAGTAGAAGAATGGAGTATAAATAAAGCAAACACATTATTAAGAAGTATTATAGGTAGTGGTGAAGTTGTTTATAAAGAGAGTAGACATGAAGTTAAAAACTCAATACCAACATTCCAAAAGTCAGTAGATATTTTGGGATTTAAACATAAAACGAATTTAGATGAAGGATTGTGGGATATGTGGGTATGGGCATCACATCAACCTAAAAGAGATAGATTCGTATGGTCATCATATGAATTAGATAAAGGAATTTATTCATTCTGGAAAAATAACAAATAAAAAATATGCACACAACCGCAGAAAAAAATGCTAAATGGTTTTTTGAAAAATATGTAAATAAAGAAAACCCAATAAAAATATTGGAAATAGGAAGTCGTGGAAACTCTTCAATAAGAAATTTAAAACCACATAATTCCGAATATATTGGATTGGATATAGAAGAGGGTTATAATGTAGATGTAATTTCAACTGATAGATACAAATTACCATTTGATGATAATACAATTGATTATGTAGTAAGTTCATCTTGTTTTGAACACGATGAGTGTTTTTGGATTACTTATTTAGAAATAATTAGAATTTTAAAACCAGATGGTTTATTTTATTTAAATGCACCATCCAACGGCCCGTACCACGCACATCCAGGTGATTGTTGGAGATTTTATTTAGATGCAGGAGATGCATTAGTAAATTGGGCAAAATATAATGGATATGAAAAAAATAAAGTTTTGGAAAAATTTATAAGTAAAGCCGAAGTAGAAGTGTGGGAAGATTATGTTTGTATTTTTCAAAAATAGTTAATAAAATATTATGATAGAATTTATTATACCAACATACAACAGACCACACCAATTATTAACAATAATCGGGTCTATATTATCACAAAATAATCCAAATTGGAAAATTCATATAGTAGCAGATGCAAAATATAATGGATATGATGATATAAAAAGAATATTCTCAAATATAGATAAAATAAAATTCACAGAGTTATCTGGACCACACAATGATTGGGGGCATACTCCTAGACAATTTGGATTAGATAATACAACAGCAGAATGGGTAGTGATGTCGGGTGATGATAATTATTATACACCAAATTTTGTAAATGAATTTATTTCAAAAATAAATAATAATATAAATTTCATATATTGTGACATGATACATAATCATATCAATTATAAATATTTTAATTCAGAACCAATGATAAATAAAATTGACATAGGAAATTTTGCAGTTAGAACTGAATATGCTAAACTTATTAAATTTAATAAAGGAAGTTATGGAGCCGATGGTGAATTTGTTGAAGAATATGTGGATAAATTTTGCAAAGAAAAAAATAACATTGAAAAAATAAATGCAGCATTATATGTCCACAACTAAATTCTCAGTAGTAATTCCTACACTTTGGAAATCAGATAGAACAAAAAAACTACTTTCGGATTTAAACGAATGTGAATATGTGGATGAAATTATTGTAATAGATAATGAATATGATGGTTATCAAGATACAAAAGTTGAAAAAATTAGATTTGTTTCATTGGGAGGAAACATTTATGTAAATCCTGCATGGAACAAAGGAATAGAATTGTCAAAGAATGAATGTATTGCATTGATAAATGATGATATAAACTTTAATCCAAACATATTCGAAGTAATAAGTGAAGATATATTAAATCAGTTTGGTATTATTGGGATGGGTGAGGGTAATTATAAATCCGTAAACATAGAGGGTGACCCAATATTAGAAGTATGGCAACCTGGTGTAAATGATTGGGGATGGGGTTGTTTTATTATGTTAAATAAAAAAGATTGGATTGATATTCCTGATAATATTAAAATATGGTATGGTGATAATTTTATTAAAGATGTAAACCCATCACCAAAATCGGTGTTGAGAAATTTTAGAGTTGATACCGAAATGAGTACAACTTCGGATGAAAAGGAATGGGATGAAATAAAAAAAGAAGATTATAATAACTTTATAAATTATTTAAGAAATGGAAAAGTTACCAATTAGTGTAGGTATATTGGCTTGGAATAGTGGACAAGTATTAGTAGATACTTTAACAACTTATCATAACAATGGATTATTTGATATGGTAAACGATGTCACTATTTTATTTCAAGAGTTTTCAGAGCAAGATTACCAGATAGCAAAACATTTTGGATTAGATTTTATAGGGTTAACTAAGAATATTGGAATAGGGCAAGCATTTATAAAATTAACTGAAAATGCCGAATCGGATTATGTTTTAGTATTGGAACATGATTGGAATTTAATTGAAGATAAACAAACTACATACGATACATTAAAAAGAAGTTATCAAGCAATCGAAGTGGGAATGGATGTAGTTAGATTAAGACATAGAAAGAATCCAGGAAATCCACATTTTTCATTTAGATATATTGGTAAAGAACTTACTTACTATGATGATGAGATTGGAGCAACATCACCTCATCTTTTAGATTCAGTTCATTGGTGTGAGCCTGATGTTGAATTTGGTGATTATATAAAAAAATCAGAAGATATGTTTTGGACTACTTCTCGATATGGTAATTGGACAAACAATCCTTGCTTATACAAAAAACAATTTTATTTAGATACCGTTAAACAATTCGCCGGCGATGGTATTGCATTAGAAGGCAATATCGGAAAATGGTGGGTTCAGCAAGAATATAAAGTTGGGCATGGTGAAGGATTATTCAAACACAACGATTGGCAAAAATACGGAAGATAATGAAATACACAATAGTAGGTTGTATAACCAAATACGGAATAGAGCAAATAAGACCATTTGTAGAATCAATTGAACAAAGTGGATTCAAAGGTGAAAAATTAATGTTAGTATATGATATATCTAAAGAAACAATTGAATATTTGGATAGTAAGGGTTGGTTAATAACACAATCAGAACCACAACAGCATATTATCTTACAAAGATTTAGAGATATGTATGCACTTTTACAATCATATGAAACCGATGTAGTTATTTGGGTAGATGTTAAAGATATCATATTTCAAAAAGACCCAACCGAATGGTTGAATAAATGGATGCGTAGAGATATTCTTGCTTTTAGTGAATCATTGAAATTTGGAGATGAAGCTTGGGCAAGATTAAATGCCGGTACATCATTTCCTATGGAATGGGAATGGTTACAAAATGAAGAAATATATTGTGCCGGCACCATTGTTGGCAAAAGAGATGCAATAAGAGACTTATTTATTGACATTTATAGATGGAGTTTAACCACATCCAATCCAGAACAATTAGCAGACCAAGCTGCATATAATATTCTTATTCATTTACATCAATTTAAAGATAAGGTTCAGTTTGTAAAACAACAAGAAGGATTTGCAGCTCAATTGCATTTGAAATTAAAAAAAGGAGATACTTTACCATATACTGAAATATTACCAAACATAGATGGTATCGAAGTTAAAAATGAAAAAGGTGAATTATATACATTGGTTCATCAATATGATAGAAACGAAGAACTTAAAAAATTAATAGAAAACAAATATAAATGAAAAAAATAGTTATAACATCATTCGTAATGCCACATGAGTTGGATGATTTAGAAAGAGTATTGGTAGATTTAAATAAAGCATCTAAATTTGTAGATGGAAATAATTATGAATTTTATATTTCATTTTCAGTTGATGATTATTTATTTGATTGGGAAAATTCAAAAGTAGATAAACAATTTTTTATAGATAGATTTAATTCACTAAAACCCTTAACCGATTGGGCAGGAAAATCTACATATCAAATTAGAGATACTATAATGGGTGCATTTTCTACCAAAATACATGCACATAGAGAATGTAATGATGCAACACACTTTATTTGGTTAGATACGGATATTTGTTTTGATGATAAGATTCTTTATTATATGGAAGCTAGTATAGATAGGTTGAAAGAAACCGATACCGATGTTGACAAATACTTTATTACACCTGAAATAGTTAAATATTGGGACACTACTTGGGATTGTTTAGTTAATAAAAATTATTTAGACAAACCATTAGACTATTGTAAAACAAATAACCCATTTGCAGAAAGTGGAGAAATTGGTGATGTTGAATTAGAAACGGTTTTAAATAATGTTCCGGGTCAACCTATAACAAAATTTGGTGCAGGTTGGTTTACTTTATTATCAAAACCATTATTAGATAGAATACCCTTACCAGAATCTATGGGTCATTATGGTCCAGATGATACATTTTTGATGTGGGCTATTGAAAAATTAAATAAAAATGGTGAAAATATAAACCAATTTAAATTAAAAAACTATGTTGTATGTGAAAATTATACTTATAGAAATAGAAAACATTATGATTTAATATTACAAAGAATCGATAGAAAAGACGAATTTAAACAAACGGCATACAAATCATTTCAAGAAGAACTAAATAAAATATAATGACAATACAAGAATCCAAAGAAAAACTTAAAAAAGAAGGATATACTTATTTTAATTTAAAAAATTTCGATGAAAGACTTTATAATCAGTTAATGCCATTTAAATGCAATGATACTAAAAATTTAAAAAAATACATGTCCTCATTGAGAGCAGATTCAATTTATGAAGGTGAATCGACTATAAATAATGGAATTCAATTGAGAAATGATTTTGATTCATTTGAAAGTGCAAACGAAAAGAAAAATGAAATATTATCAAAAAATGAAAAAATGGCCCAAATTTGGTTTTATGGCTCATTTAATGCTATTTTAGAATCTTTACAAATGGATATCACAGAATATCGACAGTTATTAAAAAAAATAATTGATTTTTATTTTGATTTTGATAAATCTCAAGAATATACAACACCATTTGATGTGACATATTATGATACTGGGTGTGAATTGGGAAATCACTCAGATGGAACCGGTACGGGTAGAGTATGTGCGATATTAATTTATTTAAATGAAACATATGATGAAAACAATGGTGGTATTTTAGTATTAAATAACAATGAAAAAGTATTACCAATATTTGGAAATGTTGCAATAATAGATTTACAAACATTTGATATTCCACATATGGTAACCAAAGTTGTCGGTGGTTTGGGTAGATATTCAATTTTATCTTTTGTTAAACGAAAGGAAGCTGAGTTTAAATAAAATTTATTATATTTATTCTTAGTATATTTTAAAATAATAAAAATGAAATTTGAAGTAACCAATCCAAAAGCATGGAAAGCCGTAAATGAGAAAAATATGCCAATGGCACATAAAATCAAAGTTTACGAAAAATTGGGTGGAGCATATCGTTATGGTCAAGATGGTGGTGAACAGGTTTACAATAAAATGACCGAACTACTTAAAAGTAAAATAAATGAGGGTCCTGAATCACAAGACCATGAAGTTTCTATGGCAGGTGGTCAATTGGATGATATTATTAAAAACGCAACAGAACTTAAAGGTAAAATTGGAGAACAAGAAATGAACTTACCAGGTTGGATACAAGACCACATTTCACAGGCAATGCAATTTATTAACCAAGCCAATACCGGCTATCATAAATTAGACGAAAAATAATGGAAAATATTTATTCAGTATTAATTACGGCAATAACCGTATTAGGTGGTACGGGTGCTTGGAGATACTACGAAAAAAGAGCCTTAAACAAAGAAAGAGATGATGAGTTTATCAGACACGATTGTAAAGACCGTATCTCTAAATTGGAAGGATTATTAGAATCGGCATCAAAAGAGAAAGATGACCTTCGTATGATGGTTTTAAATCTTACAAAAGAAGTAGCAGCATTGAGTGTTAAAGTTGAATTCCTTACAAAAGAGAACGATAAGTTAGAAAAGTCAATCCCAAAAAGAAAGAAAACTTTATTGAATGACTAAAAATGGATTTATAGAAGGAATGTGGAATGGATTGAAGGTTGAGTTTGGAAAAGTATATTCGAACTTAAATGCATTTGCGTTTAATCCTATAAATGAAGCCGAAACTAAAAAATTAAGAGTATTTGATTTTGACGATACATTGGTTAAAACAAAATCTCACATATACATTACAGATAAAAACGGAAAAAAATCAAAATTAACTCCTGGTGAATATGCAATATACGAACCAAAAGACGGAGACAATTATGATTTTTCAGATTTTGAACAAGTTAAACAACCACAAGAAATTAAAGGTGTTACTAAGTTATTAAAGACAGTTGCAAGAGCAGAAGGTGAAAGAAAGATTGTAATATTAACTGCAAGAAGTGCATACAAACCTGTTAAGGATTACTTACAAGATATTGGATTAGAAGGAATATATGTAGTCGCGTTAGCATCTAATAACCCACAAGACAAAGCAGATTGGATTGAAGATAAGATAAAAGGTGGATATAATGATGTATTTTTTATAGATGATTCACATAAAAATATCACTGCGGTAAATAAATTAAAAGACAAATATCCAAATATTAAAATGAAGGTTAGTCATGTAAAGCATGAAGTACCTCCTATACCAAAACAAGTTGATATGAAAACTCAAAAAGATGACAAAGAAGTAACTAAAGTTAAAAGTCCAAAATCAAACGATATGAGCTTGAAATCATTATTGCCAAAAGATTTGGATAAGAAGGTTAAAAACCCTGAAACGGGTAAAATGATTAAAATTAGTTCGGCATTAAAATACGATAAAGACACAAAGGCATTTAAAGCAGCACAATTCGCATTAAAAAAGAAATAAGTTATGATATACCTTTTCACAGGTCAGCC